CCCACTTTGACGGAGGTTGTAGACGAACTCCCCCCAGATCGTTCTGTCTTTGTGAGGGGAATCGGCGGCATGTGCACCACGGAGGCCATTCCCATGTACATCTCTAATCAGCGAGAAACTGTTATTGGGGATAATAGAAAGGTAAATGCGCAAGTCGTTCTAGGCGTGGATCGCCCCAGCAATAGATTTAGCGGGTACGGTGGCAGGGGTCACACACAATGCTCTTCAATAGATATGGTAGCAGGTCGTATGGGCCCTCACCCGAAACATGTATATGTTGATCCGAACTTTACTACCGACGCAGCTCGGGTTTACATAAGTCAGAAGACAGATGTGGATGCTAATTTTAAAATAAAGGCAGGAATGGTAGGAGAAGCGCCGGCAAAATCGGCAGTTGCTTTGAAGGCGGACGGGATCCGTCTGGTGGCACGCGATGGAATAAAGTTGGTAACGGGCGTTGATAAGAAGAATTCACAAGGCGGAGACATTGTTTCTATTTCTGGTATTGATTTAATTGCTGGTAATTATGACGAAGATATGCAACCTCTTGTAAAGGGAAATAATCTATCCATGGCGCTTGAGAGGATGGTCGACCATATCAGTCAGTTGAATGGCATTGTCGATCACTTGCTTACAACTCAAATGAATTTTAATGAAAGTCTTACACACCATTTCCATTATTCTCCGTGGTATGGAAATGCCACCACCCCGTCGGATGCGGTTGTCGGTAAAGGAATAAAAACAATGATTGATTTTCTCCAAGAAACTAAAAGATCTTTGGTAACTAATAAGACTAACTTAGTTAATTTTAAGCAAACTTATTTAGTGTCTTCTGGAAAGAAGTATATTAATAGTCGTTGGAATCATAGTAATTAAAGAAGTTTAAATATGTCATTTAAGAGTAGTGGGTATAAGAGTCTTAAAGCGAAGGTAGTTCCGGATTGGGCAAAGCAGTCCAAGAAGAAACCTATAATCGACAAGCAGGCGGTTGCATATGGATGGGTCATTGAAGGAGATTTCGGTCTTACTTCCATAATGACTACCGATGAGCATGGTAAAAAAATTATAGATCAGGGTATCATGGGACCCATGCGCGACGCAGCCATTCAGAAATTATTTAAATTCTATAATAAATATTCTACTGCGCGCAACCTCCAGATCGCAAAGAGCAATGCGTGGGTTGAAGATGTTCGCGTTCCCATTCGTCCCAAATCTCAACTTCTTTCTTATGTGCTGATAGATGCAAGGGCGTTTGATAATATTAGTGAAGTAGGAAAGTATACCTTACAACTAGTTCCTGATGGCGCCACATTACATACTTTGGCGGATGATTATGTGGGTTATTTTCATGTCAATGATGCCACTGATATGGGCCATCGTGCCCGCATCTCTGAGATATTAAGGGCAAATAACATTGATATCGAAGTAGCGGATGAGGCGTCGATTGAATCTTGGATTTCCAGTGTTAATGGCGACTCCACCGTTAAGACAAGTTTCAAAGAAGGCGCAAAAATATTTTTACCTGTGATTTCGATGCCCGAACCTCCAAACCCTGCTTTTATTATTTCTTTGGAGATCGGAGAGATTCAAGACACAATCACGAAGGCTAATATTAATTTGGAAGTCTATAAGAAGAAAATTGATAATTTTGAAGCAGCATTTGGAAAGGTGGAGAATTTAAAACTTGAAGAGCAGATCCTTGATTTGAAAGAATTTTATCCTGCTTTGCGATCACATATAGAACTTAATGACATAGAAATAAAAAATGTTGTCGATGATGATATCGATATTTTTCTGAATGAAGATTATGAAATAATTTATATAGCAATTAATAAGGCGGGCGAGAAGATGCCTCTCCTAAAAGCGATGCCAATGTTATCTTCCCTTGTTCCTTTTAATAATTTACGGACCATGGCACTCCTCGTTAAAATTAAAGATGTTTCTAATATAGGAACTAATACAATTCTAAAAGTACAAAATCAACAATTTTACGCTCCAAAAATTCCATGGGAAGATTTTGTGGAAAGATATATTATTCCTCCCGTTATAATTAAGAATACGGATCCTGGAAAGTTATTCGATCAGTTGCTCGAAACCAATTCTGTGGTTGCCGGTCTTGTCCAGAAATTTAGTACGGAATCATATAAGAGCGAGAAGCAGGTGGAAGAAGAAGATAAAGTTCTCGCCGATCCACAGATTATTGGCGCCGCCGTTGCACAAGAAGAAAAGTCGTGTACTCCTGCTGGCGATGTTGTTATAAGTAATTTGGCACGCATATCGGCAAAAATCGGTGCAGCATCAGCAGCATCAGGAAAGAGAGTATTAGATAGCACGTACTCTGAAGTTTTAAATCGTATTCCCGTAGATAAACTCATTAAGGAAACTATTGATTGCTTGAAAAAATTAATGAGTTGTCGAGAAATGATTGAGGGGATCCTAGATAAAAACTTGATGTTGGGATATGGAACTTTTAAAGTTAAATTGCCTCCCGAAAAATCTTACTTAGCAGACCGCGCCATGAAGGTGGCAGAAACGGGACAGTTTATTATGGATGGCGTTGATTATTCAGAGGTGGATATTCCTGCAAACAATTCACCGGGATTGAAATTTTTAGCGGTTTTGGAATTAGCTTTGCGGAAAGAGGGTTTTGATGATTTTGATCGTATCTTAGTGGAAGTGTGTAGGACGATAGAGAATCCACCAGTTGATGCACTTTTAAATTTTTTCAAAATTCCTCTTGTAGCATTTCCTGACGATCTCCCAGTTGTCGATCTTCAAGCCGCAATTGCTACGATGTTGGAAGCTGCCATTGTTGAACTTCTAACCGGACTAATTGTTGGGATGGTGCAGGCAATATTGGAGCAGATTCTTTGGTTTTGCAAAGAGGAGACGGAGGCAACACCCGATGACGCAGATTTCGGCGGAGCAGATCTTCTCGACGCACTAGCTAATAGGGTCGGCGCAGGAAGCATCGCCGATCTCTTAGCAGATTTTTATGACGCCATGGGAGATTACCCTCCCACCTCATCGCCGGAAACAATTCCACCTGCTATAGATCCTTCGGCAAACACTATGGGAACCTGTACTTTGCCCGATGGTACTGTCGCTGCGATGACAAAAAGTGATTGCTTGGCAGCGGGAGGATCGTGGACAAAGGGTACCCCAGGATCTTCTTTTATGGATTTGGGGACTGATAAGTCTATCGATGAGAATCTTCTGAAGGATGTTGCTAGGAAGTGCTTTCTTATTAAAAAACTGTTGAGTGATTTATCAGCAATTCTGACACCAGCCGAACTTTCAGCGCTTTTTAACGGCACCGCGAGTCCTGTGGTCTTGGATACTATTGTTGATGTAATCCAGGTTCGACACATTGAACTATACGAGAAAATAAATACTAGAGAAAAAGTAGTAGTTATGTTTGGTACCCTAGAGAATTTGGTTGATGTGTCTGCTATCTTGGCACAGATTACTACCATTAGTCGTGGTCTGGGATGTACTTTTGAAAGTAAGTGCATAAGAGATGGTTTGCGAGATGATAATTTTCCTGGAGAAGTGCCGGATGACGGCACTACAAAGAGGATATTGGAACTTTTAGACGATCCTACTAATTTGGATGGGTTAATTCCTCCCACCTTTTGTGAAGAAAAAGGAAGCACCATCGATAATGGATTGATACCAAAAGATAGTACGTCTTTGCTGTTCGTTTTAAAGAAAGTGATCGGTGTGATGTATGATGGAATTTATATGGCATACGATGCAGAAGCGATGAGGATACCAGATGGACTTTCGGTACCGGCGGAAAAGAAAAAAATAATTGAACGGACTACGCTTCAAGGTGCGAAAATTGATTTTGATTTGTTTAATTTCTTTAAAATGCAGGAAGAAAATTTTACAATTGAGTTCCCAGAGTGGCTTCCCAAGAAAACTGTAATTAATCCAGAGTTTCAAAGGTTGGTCGCCCAAGGATATATTCCTCCCGATGGAGATCCTCAAGGGCAATTTGGTCCCTATACAACGGAAAAATTAAAAATAGCAGGAATTTTACCCACTCCGTTTAGTTCAGCGCCTCTCGACGCCATCACAGTGCCGGAAAAATATTTTATATTCGCGGCTGATTCAAGGTATGGACTAAAGCATATTAATAAATTAAAGGTGGGAGCAGATGAGGCGACTAATAGTATGTTCTTCGCTCTCACCCAACCTTATAAAGAAGGTGGAAATTTTAGACCTAGTAATTTTTCTTTAAAGTTTACTCTTGCTCCTGCCAAAGATGAAAATGATTATAAAAACACCTTTATGCTTCAAATAGGAGACATCCCGGTGGATCCTAGCACCATTCCAATAGGGGGAAATTTACCCCCTGGACAACTCACGCCAAGTGTGAGTTTCGCTCCTTTTGAGGCGGCAATTTATAGAAGTCGCTTGGCCGGCGTTACTAGCATCGACAGAGATGCCGAGAAAATTATAGAAATGCTCCAAGAGCAATCTGGCAATACTCTAATAACCCCCGGAAGTGTTCCTCAAGTATCTGTTCTGTATGGTTTTATTGACAATGTATCTAAGGGCGCCACCAACACAGTGCCTCCACAACTAAAGGATTTTGTATACAATAAAATGTATGGCGACCTGTTACTACAGGTAATAAGTGGTATCGGATCGGAAGTGTTGGGAACTCCACTATTTAAGAAGACAAAAGAGGATAAGACTCCCTATGTGAAGATTGTTGATTGGGCCCCCATCCCAACAGACGACGAGAGAGAATGTGATTTCGATCCGCATATTTTGGCGCTCGATACGGTGAAGAAGAGGACCAAAGAGGCATATGAGCAATATATTAAATGCTCACCGCTAGAAGATGAAATTGCTGTTGATGGTCTTGGGCGCACCAACTTGTCTGCTCTCGAAGCAGCGGGAATGACTGGATGTGTGATGACTACGCTGCGCGCCTATGCTCTTGAGCAATTGCTCCGAGCGATGTATCCGGTTTCTGTCTTTGCCGGCGAAGAATTTATAACCAAACTAATGGTGGAATATATTATTGAGGAAACTTTGAGGGGGGTCAAGAGAGTGGGGCAGGCTTATTATGACTCCTTTTTAACTCAAGTAGAAGTTATTTTTAAGTTAAGAATGAAACCGTTTTGCCCTTTTGGATCGGTACCCGATATCCTCAAGCAGAGCGCCGAGATTGGTATCAATTGGATGTATGCTGATGCGGCTATTAAGGAATTTAGTGGGACGCCATCTGGCGAGGAAATCGAGATGGAAGAGTTTGATTCCGTTCTAGGCGCCGTGGCGTCGTGCGATGATCCGAATGAAGGATCTGTAAATACGACGACCTCTGTTAGAAGTTCAAAAGAGCAAATGGTTCGTAGTCGTATAAGGTTTTTGGCGGAGGAACAACTTTATTCTCTAATGCCAAAATTGCAAGACTTAATTTGTTTAAATGGCACGCTCACGTTTGATGATAATTTTCTGAATCGTCGACTTCCTCTTTTCGACGTACAGAGAGAGAAGGGGGAAATGCGTCTTTCTAAAAAGTTCGAGACTCTAAGAGCAATGGAGGAAGAAGAATTAAATCGCCAATATGACCAGTATCTTAAAGAATTCGCGAAGTGGGAAGACAATCGACTAATAAATCTTTTGGACGCTACTTTTACTACGATTACCGACATAGCTGATACTGTAGGAACTAGTGTTTCGTGCTTGGTCGGTGCATTTTCACCTCCGCCATTGCCAGAGGGAGAGGAAGATATATCTTTTTGGGATGATCCAATGGGAGCGGCCGCACAGTCATTCGATTCTATGATCGGCGGCGCCTCTAAACTTGCCAGCGGAGAATCCTTTACCCAACTGGAACAATGCGTTGACGAAGCGGTCGGGGGCGGACCGGATGCAGCAGGTCTTATCGGCACCGTCGAGAAGATGTTGTCGGTACTAACAGATACTCCCCCCCCTCTGGAAACATTCGGATCTGGATTGGATGAGGGGGCGACGGATCGCATAGATAATTTATCTTCGTTTAATCGGGGCGGCGCACAATCGGATTTCCCTCTCACCGATCAGAATGGTGCAATGATACTCGAAAAATACATTAAGGTAAGAAAAAAAGGATTTACAGACGATAGTCAAAATACTTTAGCAGATTTAAATTTAGGGCAGGAAAACTTTCCTTCGGATATTCCTGGGACCGCACCATCGGGTATTGAGTCTCCTTCGATTTCTCCCAATGTTCCTACTAATGGTTTGGGATCGGTTACTAGCTTTCGCAACACAACGGAATCAGGGTTAACTCTTTCACAGGTTTTATGTCCTCGCGAAGTGATTGATACTTCGGCACGCACCAACACTCCTTTTGTGCAAATTCCTGAAGGTACAACTGCCAATGTTTCTGTGGTTCCCGGCATTAACCCCGAGTTGGAACAAATCTATAGCATTGAGGAGTGGCAAGATGTTTTTAGCGAAAAAGTAGCAAATCATCCTAGCGCTAAATTTGAAGATTTATATGAATCTTGGTCGTGTGGAGTAAGGTTGGTTTATGTTGCACCTACAAATGAATTCCAAGAAGTCCCAGATAGCTCCTCTCCAGGCGCCTCCGAACAAACATTAAAGGTGCCAACTAGACCCGGCGCCGCATCTAACCCGGTAGACTTCTTGTTCAATACTATAACGGCGGATGCCAGTAGGAGTTACCGGCAGTTTGAGAGGATTGAAGTCGAAAGGAAAGAGATGGCAGATCCCTACACATATCCGGGCGCCCTTGCTCGCCAGCGAAATTTCCTAGGAGATGGAATTGTTAGTGGGCCAGAGAGGGATCAGTTGGATGCTGCCATGGGGATGATGAAGACGTATGAGACGGAAGGGCACGTTGTTGATGCGAGCGATTCTATGGGAAGTCTGGGCGATACTCTTGGACACGAAGGTTTCCAGATTAATATTTTTCCCCAAAGAGATACTGTGTTGACTTCACAACTGATGAACGATCAAATTAATGCTACTGGTGCTTTTAAGAAAATTCAAATGGAAAGAGCGTTAACCATTTTTCCTCTTTCCGAGGTTGATATTTCTATTAATATTTCTCCCACCACAAAACTTTCTAATGTATTATCATCAGTAAAGGTTGGTCGAAATAAAGAGCATAAGGATTTAAATGAACTGTGGCGTAATCAATATATGAGTGCTCTAATGAACAATCTCAAGGAATCACCTGGATATAAATTACTTTTTAAATATTGTACCCCCTCTCATACGCTTCTTTCTTTCTCCTCTATATATGCCAACTTATTGAATGAGATGACAGAAACCTTTTGGGATGGCACAAAGGCAGAATTGAAAAAGTTGTTTGAAATCCTTCTCAATGGAGGTGATTATACTTTTGAAAATGAGGACGAAAAGAAGAATGGCGGCAATAGAGAACAGATGGCGCATGCTCAAAGCAACATGGGAACAACTGGTGGCGCCCGAAAACCCGGATTGTTTGACTTGGCGCTTCAAACTCCTAAATTAATTTTTAAGGGACTGGCAGAATTTTTAGATCCTGTCATCGCCCCCGCAGCAGTTATTGTAAAGGCGGGCAAGGCGGGCAAGTTGCTTCCCAAGTTTATGAAGAAAGTAGATGATGCAGGTAACGAAACCGAAGAAAACTTTTTGTTAAAGGTTACAGTTGGACCATATGACCTTCCTCCTCCCATGGGCAAGTTTTCTCTACCACTTCCCGATTTCCTACAGCCAGATGATTATGTGGAACCAATGGAAGGACTGTCGGATAATCCATCGGATAATATTACTTTTGAATTGCCGGTTTTTTCGTTTACGGATATGATCACCGGCGCTTCGATGGATCCTTTTCTTCGAGAAAAAGTTTTTAAATTAAGAACTGGAAACAGTGCAGAAAAACAACTTTATTATGAATTTTCTAAGGCGGTAGCTACTTTCAATGTCGTTACGGTCATAGCAATAATTACAAAAATCTATTTAGAGGCAATGAATGATGATAGTTGTGCTACATTTATGAATAAGGATAAAAATGGGGTTCCGATCATTCCTGTTCCCACCTTGGTATATCCTGGTGATAAGTTGGATTTGCCTATCACACCCGTGGCGCTCGCCTCTCTTCCTATGGATATGTTGGCGGGATACGGTCCCGGCCCGCCTCACTCGCCATTGGGATATATTTATCATGCAATAGTCGCAGCAGAAAGCTTAGCGTTCCCGGATATTGGATCAAAAGAGAGGCAACGTAGAAAGGCGGCAATGGAGAATAAGAAAAAGCCTGGGGAAAAACTATGTATAGATATAGATTTAATTCGTGAAGAAGAAGATAAGCGAAGGGGGTAAAGTATGGCTGGTTTTTCACCTTCATTGCCGATTAGGAAAGATGAAGCACATGGGTTTGCTCTAACGACGAGTATGGTGGAGGTTGTTAGGCAAAATTTTAAAAATCTTGTACTAACCAATCCTGGTGAGCGCATAATGCTCCCTGACTTTGGAGTTGGAATTAGGAGATTTCTGTTCGAAATGAACAACGAGTCATCACGCGGCGCTATAAGGTCTGCCATCGCAGCACAAATAGAAAAGTATATGCCCTTTATTTCACTAAAGGGTATCAACTTTAGTGTTGATGAATTTAATGCACCCGAAAGTCTTGGCATATCCATAGTTTATAATATACAGCCACTAGATCTTACCGACGTACTTCAGTTGACTATAAAGTCGTAAATACAGGAGAATTTATAAATGCCAGATGGAAAAAAAGTAGCAATTAATTATACAAGTAGAGATTTTAATACCATTAAAAGGGATTTAGTTAACTACGCTAAGACATATTATCCCAATACGTATCAAGATTTTAGTGAGGCAGGATTTGGATCTTTAATGCTCGACACTGTTTCCTACGTGGGAGATATTTTATCTTTTTATTTGGACTATCAAGCGAACGAGAGTTATCTTAGCACCGCCCTAGAATATCAGAACATTATTAAGTTGGCGAGACAGATCGGATATAAGTTAAATGTTTCTCCCTCCTCCTATGGAATGGCTTCGTTTTATATTTTGATTCCATCGGATACAATTGGAAGTTCCCCCAACCGAGCGTATATACCCGTGCTCAAAAGAGGATCTCAGTTTTCTACTACTTCTGGCATTGGGTTTGTGTTGAATGAAGACGTGGATTTTTCCAATAGTCAAAATAAAATAGTTGTTTCTCAAGTGGACGAATCTACTGGATTGCCAACTTTTTATGCTGTCCAGGCGTTTGGGCAGGTGGTGTCTGGGCGCTATGCCGAGACTACATTTAATGTTGGGGACTTCCAGAAGTTTCCGAGATTTCGTATGCCAAGCGCCAATGTCTGCGACATTGTTTCAGTCCAAGACTCAGAGGGAAATGATTATTATGAGGTAGATAATTTAACTCAAAATATTATTTATAAGTCAGTTACGAATACTGATACTGACGACCTGGAAAGAACCCCCTCCCTTATACAACCAACTATAGTTCCCAGGCGCTTTACTGTCGAGAGAGAGGGATCTTCAGTACACCTTCAGTTTGGTGCCGGCGACGAATCTAGTGATATTAGTTCTGGATTTACCGAACCAAGTTCTGTTGTTCTTTTTCAAAACGGCAAAGATTATATTAGTGATTCCTCCATTGATCCAACGCGTCTTTTAGACTCTAATAAACTGGGGGTTGCTCCTTCAAGCACCACTCTAAGAGTTGTGTATCGTGTGAATACTGCTACCACCGTTAATGCGGCCGCCACCAGTTTAACTGGGATAGATAAAGCAGAAATGTCTTTTGACAATGTGACCGATCT